AGGAGTATACGGCGGATCTGATGACAAAGATACAGATCCAGATGCTGACGATGACGCACCAAAAGCTAAAAAAGCTAAGAAAGAGTCCATTGATCCAGAAGTTTTCAAATCCAAATTCCTTAGAATGGTAGAAGCCAAGAAGTCCGGAAAGAAGCCAGACGATGACAATGACGGTGTTCCAAATTGGGCAGATAAGAAGCCAGGCGAAGATGACAATGCAGGCAAAAAGAAAGACGGCAAGAAAGGCATGTCAGCAAAGCAAGAAAAGTATTTCGGTAAAAAGAAAGTTAAAGAATCTGTTGTTAGCGAACTTTCAAAAGATACATTGAAAAGCTACAAAGCAAAAAACATGGATTCTGGTCGTTCAGCAATGATCAAAGGCGATGAAAAAACTCTTGCAAAACGTACAGCTGGTAAAGATGCTGTTGAAAAGAAACTTTCTAAGCAAGACGAAAGCAAGATGATGCCAAAAGGCAAGAAGCGTCCAGTTAAAGAATCAGTTGAACAGAAATTAACTTTCAAACAAATGGTTCAGCTAGTTCAAGAAAGTGGTGGACAACAACAGATCGATGCAGTTGATACAGAGTTGTTCAATTGGGCTCAACGTGTTGCTAAAAATAAATTAGGCGAAGGCATGAAAGCAGAATTATATGCTGGTTTGATTTATGAGCGCAATGGCGGCGTATTTGAAATGTACGATGTACTAGCAGAAAATCAAAAATAATTTTATATTTTGGTAAACAAAAGCCAGTCATAGGTTGACTGGCTTTTTTGTTGGCTATATAATAGTCTTATAGGAGAGCTATTATATGACCAAAATGTACGGACCGGAAGAAAAGGCAAAACTAGAAAGATTAATTAACGAAGGCTCTAATGTGCTTCGTGAAGTAGAAGATTTACAAGAAGGTCTCAAAGAGACTGTCAAAGCTGTAGCAGAAGAACTACAAGTCAAACCCAGTATCATTAATAAAGCAATCCGAATCGCACACAAAGACAATTGGAAAGACCATGAAGCTGAGTGGAACGAGATTGAAATGATTCTCGGTGTAACAAAGAAACTTCCTGAATGATTATTGATTTATTTAAACCCACTATTGATTGGATTAAAGATGACTGGCGTTCTCATCCTGGGCGTTTCATTGTTGAGCTTTTGGCTTGGGCTATCAGCATCGGTTGTAGTATTACAATGGCAGTCACAGTACCTAATCCGCCATTACTTACTCTTTATCCTGTGTGGATCTCTGGTTGTGCTATGTATGCTTGGGCTGCTTATACTAGGAAATCGTTTGGCATGCTGGCTAACTATGTGTTATTAACCAGTATTGACACATTTGGCCTGATTAGAATGCTAATTAATTAAATACAGTAAGAAGGTAGGCTGGGCCATAAACCGCACATTTGGTATTTGTGAGCCGGAAATCACAAGGAGAAAAAATGAGTTATGTAGACGCTTTCTATGACAGAGAGCAGGATATGATTCGTGTTGTTGAACGTGACAGTAACGGAAAACGACACTTTAAAGAATATCCAGCCCGTCATATTTTTTATTTTCAAGACCCTAAGGGCAAGTATCAATCAATCAAGGGCGAGCCCCTTACTCGTGTAACCTGTAAGAATGTCAAAGAATATCGCAAAGAACTTGCTATCTATAGCAATAAAAAACTTTACGAATCAGACATCAATCCAATTTATCGCTGTTTAGAAGATAATTATCTTAACATCGATGCACCTAAACTAAACGTAGCGTTTTTCGATATTGAGGTGGACTTCGATCCAGAACGTGGTTATGCATCTCCAGATGATGCGTTCATGCCAATTACTGCTATTGCTGTTCACTTACAATGGTTAGAAACTATGATCTGTTTGGCAATCCCTCCAAAGACGCTGTCGATGGAAGAAGCCGAAAAAGCAGTTGCTGAATTTCCTAATACAATGCTGTTTGATAACGAAGCAGATATGTTAGATACATTCTTGGATCTAATACAAGATGCAGACGTGTTAAGTGGTTGGAACTCAGAAGGCTTTGATATTCCGTATACTGTTAACCGTGTCACTAAAGTATTGTCAAAAGAAGATACTCGACGTTTTTGTTTGTGGAATCAATATCCTAAGAAACGTGAATATGAAAAATACGGGAAGCAGGCAGTTACTTATGATTTAATCGGTCGTGTTCACCTAGACTCACTTGAACTTTATAGAAAGTACACATATGAAGAACGTCACACCTATCGATTGGATGCCATCGGCGAAATGGAAATCGGAGAAAACAAAACCGTCTACGAAGGCACATTGGACCAATTATACAACAACGACTTCCGCAAGTTCATCGAGTACAACAGGCAGGATTGTGCCTTGCTCGACAAACTGGATAAAAAGCTCAAGTTTCTAGATCTAGCAAATACCATTGCACACGAAAACACAGTTTTAATTCAAACAACAATGGGTGCTGTTGCTGTTACAGAACAGGCTATTATTAATGAGGCACACCGTCGTGGAATGATTGTTCCTAACCGTGTACAACGTGAAGCAGGAGTTGATACACAAGCGGCTGGTGCTTATGTTGCATATCCTAAGAAAGGCATTCATGAGTGGATTGGTTCTCTTGATATTAATAGTCTTTATCCTTCTGCTATTAGGGCTCTGAACATGGGCCCAGAGACTATTGTTGGACAACTTCGTCCAGATGGTACTAAGACACATATTGAAGCAGAAATGGCCAAAGGCAAATCATTTGCTAATGCATGGGAAGGTATGTTCGGCTCGTTGGAATATACTGCTGTCATGAGCAGAGAAGTAGGACGTGAAATTACCATTGACTGGGAAGGTGGCGGCAGCGATACGCTGTCAGGCGCACAAGTGTATGATTTGATTTTTGAATCAAACCAACCTTGGATGGTTTCAGCTAATGGTACTATTTTCACTTACGAAAACGAAGGTATCATTCCCGGACTATTAAAACGTTGGTATGCAGAACGTAAAGAGATGCAGGCCAAATTACGAGATTCAATCAAAGCAGGAAATAAGATTGAAGAAGAATATTGGGACAAACGACAACTAGTTAAGAAGATTTTGCTTAACTCATTATACGGTGCTATTCTTAATCCAGGATGTAGATTCTTCGACAACAGGATCGGACAATCAACAACATTAACTGGCAGAGCCATTGCACGTCATATGGCAGGTAAAGTAAACGAAATTATCACAGGAGAATATAATCACATAGGTAAATCAATTATCTACGGTGATACAGATTCTTGTTATTTTTCAGCATACACAACTCTCAAGAAAGAGATCGACAAAGGTGCGTTACCCTGGACTCGAGAAAGTGTAGTAGAACTTTATGATACCATAGGAGAAGAAGTAAATGGCACATTCCCCAAGTTTATGCAAGACGCATTCCACTGTCCAAAAACCAGAGGAGAGGTCATCAAAGCAGGTCGCGAGATTGTTGCTTCCAAAGGACTATTCATTACAAAGAAACGATACGCAGTCCTCTACTACGACAAAGAAGGAAAACGTGCCGATGTTGATGGTAAACCGGGCAAAATCAAAGCTATGGGACTCGACCTCAAGCGTTCAGATACCCCAGTTGTTATCCAAGACTTCTTGAGTGAAGTGTTAACACAGGTACTAAATGGTGCTGAAAAAGAAACAGTACTAGAGTACATTACCAACTTCCGAACTGAGTTTAAAACTAGACCCGGTTGGGAAAAAGGTTCGCCTAAACGTGCAAACAACATTACAGAATATCTTGCCAAAGAAAAGAAAGCAGGTAAGACTAACATGCCCGGACACGTTCGTGCAAGTCTTAACTGGAATACCCTAAAGCGTATGATGGATGACAAGTATTCTACATCTATTGTTGATGGTGCAAAAGTTATTGTGTGCAAACTCAAAGACAATCCTATGGGCTATACATCAGTTGCATATCCTGTAGATGAATTACGTTTGCCACAATGGTTTAAAGATTTGCCATTCGATGACGGAGAAATGGAAACCACAGTCATTGATGAAAAATTAGAAAACTTGATTGGTGTTTTGGAATGGGACATCAGTTCAACTCGCAGTGATAATACATTCAGTAAATTATTTGATTTTG